CTTTAATAGAGGACGGTTATTTTGACGCCGTTAAGGTTTTTATTAAGCAAGAACCCCACAAGTTAGAAAAACTTCAATCTGGACGTCTTAGACTCATATCTTCGATGTCCCTTATAGACAATACGATAAGCCGCATGTTATTTGCCCAGCAGAATTCTGCTGAAGTATCTGTGCACGATGTCATTCCGTCAAAGCCCGGTCTCGCACTTACGGACGAAGGTCTCACTTCCATCAAGAAAGCTGTTTCAGCCTATCCTGGTAGAATTGCAGAGGCCGATGTGTCCGGGTGGGACTGGTCAGTTTCAGAGGAAGAGCTCCAAGCAGATCTTGAGCGCAGGATCCGGTTAAACGGTTCCGTTGGCTCAATCTGGGAGCGTCTTGCTCGAGCTCACGTTTTCTGTGTGGCTCGCAAGGTCTTTCTCACCTCTGATGGTGCCCTACACAGCCAATGTATCCCTGGAGTAATGCCCAGTGGCTGGTATAATACCTCTAGCACAAACTCAGCAATAAGAGTTTTGGATCATCATGTGGTCAATGACCACTTGGATCCGTATGCAAAAGGTTTTATTATCGCTATGGGCGATGACTCTGTCGAGAAGTATGTTGAAGGCGCAGTCGATTGCTATCGTAGCATCGGCCACAACGTGAAAATGTATAATGAAGTAACGTTAGATGATTTTGAATTTTGTTCTCAACGATTCGTCGGAGAGTTCGCACATCCAGTTAATGTTTCTAAGCAGTTGTATGCACTATTGTGTTATACCTACAAAGATAATTATGAACGTGTGGAGCGTCTTGCTCAATTCCAACATGAAATGCGCCACCATCCCAAGCTCAGTGATTTCTTAGGAGTCATTGAGGCTTCGGGTTGGTGACAACCCCTTTTAGAGTGCTTCCTGAGCACTCGCTATAATAAATATACAGGGCTTGGAATCGTTTTCCATTGGGTCTGTTGGGTTAATGAAACCAAAATCTCTGTGAGTGCTAACCAAAATGCCAAGAGACTGCACGGCTTTCTCCATACGCGTCGGTGTCATCATAGGCCC